TAGTAGAAGAAGGCAGACGTTTCGCTAGTATTTCAGATATGAAGATATCTGATATGAATAACCAAGCTCCAGTAGGCACTACGCTAGCTTTGTTAGAAAGAAATCAAAAAGTTATGTCTGCAGTACAAGCAAGGCTTCATGCAGCCATGAAAAAAGAATTAAATATATTAGTTGGCATAGTTACAGACTTTACTGACCCAAGTTATCCTTATGAAACGGATGAAGAAGAATTTATTAAAAAGTCTGACTTTGATGAAAGAGTAGATGTTATACCTGTTTCTGACCCCAATGCTGCAACGATGGCACAAAGAATCATGCAGTATCAAGCAGCTATGCAATTAGCTCAAGGTTCGCCTGATATGTATAACTTGCCAGAACTACACAGACAAATGTTAGAAGTTTTAGGTATCGATAATGTTGATGAAATCATTCCTGATAATGAAGATATCAAACCAGTTGACCCAGTGACTGCAGTACAGAATTTAATTAATGGCACACCAGTTAAAGCATTTATACAACAAGACCACGAAGCTCACATAGAAACAGTGGCAGCAGCACAACAAAATCCTGAGATTATGGCTACTGTACAACAGAGTCCTAATGCTGCAGGAATACTAGCTGCAGCTTCTGCATACGTTAATGAACATCTAACCATGAAGTTCAGAAAAGAAATAGAAAGAGAGATGGGTATAGAGTTGCCTCCAGAAGGAGAGCCTTTACCTGCTGATATTGAAAAACGTATTTCAAGTCTTGTAGCTGAAGCAGCTAAACGAGTTCTTGGTACTTCACAACAAAGAGCAGAACAAGAACGAATTGAAGCACAACAGCAAGACCCTCTAATACAATTAAAAGAAAGAGAAATAGCTGTCAAAGAAGCTGAAGTACAACGTAAAGCTGAAGATGATAGAAATAGATTACAGTTAGATTCTGCTAAAGCTGCTAACAGAGATGCAATCGAAAGAGAGAGAATATCCAATCAAACAGAAGTTGCAGGTGCAAAAATAGGACAGCAGATTGCTAGCGATTTGCTAGAAAATGAACAGCTACAAAATAAACAAGCTGTAGAAGATTTTATGAAAGGTGTTGACATGGCTAAAGATATAGTCAAAGATAGCACCATAGATGAATAATGAAATCACTGAGCTATCACTTTCAGAACATCTGAAAGTTAAGTTCAATGAAATCAGAAAAGATTATACTAATCATTTAGGTTCAGGAGCTTGTAGAGATTTTTCTGAATATCAAAAAATGGTTGGTATTATCGAGGGTATAAACCTCGCAGAACGAGAACTTGCTGATTATATCGATAGGTTCTTGGAGAAATAGGAACTCGACTCCTAAAGTCGTGCAACATATGAGCAAAGAAGCAAAACTAAAAGACATACCAGAACCAGAAAGTGTCAAAACTCCAAAGCTAGACAAAGAAGTTAAAAGTCAACTACCAGCTCCTACTGGTTGGAAGATTTTAATTGCTATGCCTAAAGCAGACGAGAAAACAGAAGGTGGCATAATTAAAGCTACTTCAACTGTACAAGACGAAGAGGTTAGTAATATTTGTGGATATGTCTTGAAATTAGGACCTGAATGCTACAACGATACAAAAAGGTTTCCAAACGGAGCTTGGTGTAAAGAAGGCGATTGGGTCGTGTTTAGAGCTTATTCTGGCACTCGCATGAAAATGTATGGACAAGAGTTTCGTTTAATCAATGATGATACTGTGGAAGCAGTAGTAGACGACCCTACAGGAGTAGTTAGAGCATGAGTGAAACACAAATAATAAATGAAGAACCTAATATTCCTGAGACTCCTCCTCAGTCTCAAGAAGAAAAGTTTTTTGGTCAAAGCACTGAAATAAGCAATGAAATGCCAGAAGGTTTAGAAGTCGAGGTAGTTGACGATACTCCAGAAGAAGACCGCAGACCAAAAAAAGCTGAAGATGCTACACCTGATGTTGATGATGAAACATTAGATAAAGAAATAGCAGATTACAGCAAAAGAGCTGGCGATAGAATTGCAAAAATTAAATACGAATATCACGAGGAACGTAGAGCAAAAGAAGCTGCTACGAGAGAATCTCAAGAAGCTGTAAAAAGATTACAATCTTTAATGTCTGAAAATCAAAGGCTACAAGCCATGATTGACCAAGGCGGAGAGGTTCTTAATAAACAAGCATACAATAATGCTTTATGGGCAAAACAGAATGCTCAAGCAGCATTTAAAAAAGCCTATGAAGAAGGCAATGCTGACGAAATGACAAAAGCACAGGAAATGCTTGCAAAAGCTACTCTTGCAGAACAACAGTCATCTCAAGTTGCTGCATCTGTACAACAACAAATTGTTAATCAGATGCCTGAACCAGAACCAGCACAGCAACAAGTTGACCCTGAAATGCAAGCATGGGCACAGAAAAACCCTTGGTTTATGGGTTCAGAACCTGTGCACAAAGAAATGACTTCTTATGCTATGTATGTAGACCAGTCTTTACAAGCAAGAGGTATAGACCCTGCAACGAAGTCACAAGAATATTATGAATCAGTAGACAGCGAAATGCGTCAACGATTCCCAGATTTTTTTGGTGTCCAACCTCAACAACAAGAAATTGTTGAAGAAGTTGAGCCAACTAAACGACAACCATCAACAGTTGTTGCATCCGCAACGAGGGATAGCGGAAACAAAAAACCCACGCAAATACGTCTGACTCAGACTCAAGTTAAGCTAGCTCGCCAACTTGGTATAACGCCTGAGCAGTATGCAAATCAATTATTAAAGGAGACTTAAATGTCAGAAGAAAATAACAATAAAAACTTGGAGGAATTTCCTACTGATACTTCTCCTGAAAACCAAGAGCGTACTCCTAGAGAGAACGATAGTCGAGAGACTACTCAGCATACAGAGAGCTGGGAAAACTCTGCTAATTTACCAACACCTAATCCACAAGATGGCTGGGTATTCAGATATATTAGGACTGCCTTATTAGGGCAAGCTGATAATCCGAATGTATCTAGACGTTTTAGAGAAGGGTGGCAACCTTGTCGATTAGAAGACCATCCAGAATTACAAATACATATGATGGACCATGCTTCTGAATGGGCAGCTAAAGGAAACATAGAAATTGGCGGACAATTGTTATGCAAAATGCCTGCAGAAAAAGCGAAAGCAAGAGACGAACACTTTGCTAATTTAGCTCAGTCTCAAATGGAATCTGTAGACAATGTGTATTTCAAAGAACAAGATAGTCGAATGGCGACCAAACAAGTGTTTGAACGCAAATCGAAAACTACTTTTGGTAAAGATTCTTAGGAATTTTTTTAAAATTAATTGATATTGAGTTAATTCTCAATGTATAAAAGGAGACAATTATGTCATCAAGTGCTACTCCACACGGAGCGAGACCTATTGGTACGATTGTTGGAAGTCCTTACCAAGGAAAAGTTACTCATTACAAAATTAAAAATGCTTATGGCACATCAATATTTTTTGGTGATTTTGTAAAATGGGGTGACGACAACCCTAATACCACTATCCAAAAAGATACTGGTACTACTTCATTAACACCTATTGGTGTTTTTCTTGGTTGTGCTTACACCGACCCTACTACAGGTCAATTTACAACAAATCAATATTATCCAGCTTCTACAGCTGCAGATGATATTGTCGCATATGTTGCTAGCGACCCTTTCATACTAATGCAAATGCAATCAGACGAAGCTCTTACTCAAGACGACCTTGGTAAGAATTTTGCGGTGGTTCAAACTGCAGGAAGTACAGCAATCGGAACTAGTAAAAATGCTGTCGATGGGAGCACGGCTGCTACCACAAACACACTACCTTTAAAACTCGTTGACTTTGTTGACGGACCAGATAGTGCTGTAGGTGATAGTTTTACAGACGTGCTAGTTATGTTTAATGTTGGACATCAGTTGTTGAATACAACTGGTATAGGTTAAGGAGGCTTATTATGGCTGCTATATCAAGAGCACAAGAGCTTAAACAACTCCTTCCAGGATTAAATGCGTTGTTTGGCGAAGAATACGCTACATATGAAAATGAGCATGAAGAAATTTATGTAACAGAAAACTCTGAAAGAAGTTTTGAAGAAGAGTTGAAGTTATCTGGTTTCGGAGCTGCTCCAGTCAAAGATGAAGGTTCAGCAATCAGTTATGATACTGCACAAGAGTCTTTTGTAGCTCGTTACACTCACGAAACTATTGCTATGGGATATTCTATTACTGAAGAAGCTATGGAAGATAATCTGTATGTTTCTTTATCAGGTAGATACACTAAAGCACTAGCTCGTGCAATGGCTTACACAAAGCAAGTCAAAGCTGCTTTTCCATTAAATAATGGATTCAGCACTACTTTTTCAAGTGGTGATGGCGTGGCTTTATTCAGTACAGCTCATCCGTTAGTAAACGGAGGAACTAACAGTAACAGACCTTCTTCAGGTGCTGACTTGAATGAAACATCTCTAGAAGATGCAATCATTCAGATTGGCAAATACACTGATGAAAGAGGTCTTAAAATTGCTGCTAGACCTAGAAAGCTAATAGTACCATCTGACCTTCAGTTTGTTGCTACTAGACTTTTACAGAGTGACTACAGAGTAGGAACTGCTGATAACGATGTGAATGCTATCAAAACTAATGGAGTGATTCCTGAAGGTTACACAGTTAATCATTATTTAACTGATACTAATGCCTTCTTCATCACTACTGACGTACCTGATGGTATGAAGCATTTTGTTAGAAGTCCTATGACTACATCTATGGATGGAGACTTCGACACTGGAAATGTCAGATATAAAGCTAGAGAAAGATACTCTTTTGGAGTTTCTGACCCTCTAGGTATATTTGGTTCGCCAGGTTCAAGCTAAAGAAATTAGGGCAGCTTCGGCTGCCCTTTTTCTCGTTCTAGGGATATATAATTGTTTATCGACTGACCTAGCAGACTCGCCAAGACGATAAATGTAATTAAGGAGACTTAATATGGGCAAAACAACTTTTAGTGGACCAATTAAATCACTAGCAGGTTTTATATCTGCTGGTAATGCTAATGTGGTCAGTTTAACCGCAGATACTACTTTGACAGTAGCTGCACACGCAGGAAAAATTTTAACTTGTAATGATGCTGATGGTAAATTCACTTTACCAACAATTGATGCGTCAACACCTACAAGAGACGATGAACCTGACCAAACTAATAATTTAGGTGCTACTTTTACTTTTGTAGTTGAAACAGCAGCTACAGATATGGACATCTTAACTGATGGCACTGACAAATTTGTCGGTGGTTTATACACAGGTAAAGATGATGCTACTGGTAAAACATTTATTTCTGGTGCATCGAATGATGTCATCACTATGAATGGTTCAACCAAAGGTGGACTAGCAGGAAGTATTGTAAAAGTAACTGCTATTGCTGATAACAAATATGCTGTTGAAGGTATAATTTTAGGCTCAGGCACTATAGTTACACCATTTGCTGACGCATAATCAGGAGTAAAAAATGGCTGATGCAGTAACTTCACAAACCATAATTGATGGTGAAAGAAATTGCGTTATGAAATTTACAAATGTCAGTGATGGCACTGGCGAATCCGCTGTTGCTAAAGTAGATGTTTCTGCTTTAAGTTCTAACTCTGCAGGTAAAGCCTGTTCAGAAGTTAGAATAATGCGAGTAAGTCATGCCATCGTTGGTATGTCCGTGCAAATATTTTTTAATGCTTCTACTAATGTTTTAGCTATGGAGCTAGCAGAAAGTAGTAATGGACATATGGATTTTAAATCTTTTGGCGGTATGCCAAATAACGCAGGGAGTGGTAAAAATGGTGATATCCTTTTTACTACAAAAGGACATAGTTCAGGTGACACCTACTCTATTGTTTTAGAGATGGTAAAAGTTTATTCTGACTAATAACGAGAAAAATTATGGCAAAAATTAAAGATTACATAATATCTGAAACAGGTGAATTTCCGCCACAATACAAAGTATTGCATATTGAAGAAGATGGTATTTGGAGACCAGTTTTTGGTCCAGACCCTGACCTACAAGATGCTGAACGTAAGTGTGCAGAAATGAACGGAGAAAGAGCAAGAAATGCTAAAGGACAACTTGTAGCTGACGACCCTTCGACTCCAGATATAAATGAAGCTTATGTTGGTGGGAAAAAACCGCCAAAGAAAAAAACAAAAAAACCAGCAGCTAAAAAAAAGGCAAAACCTAAAAAAGCTGCGTCTAACTAAAGGTGAATAAAATGGCAGGAAAAAAAACTAAATACATGGCAGGCGGTGGTAAATCCACTAAGTATATGGCTGGTGGCGGTAAGTCTACTAAATATATGGCTGGTGGAGGAAAAACTCCTAAAGTAGAAATGTATAAAGACTACGTTCAAAGAATGTTTGGTGGCGGTGCGACTCCAGGAACCAAAGGCAAGTCTATGGGCGGTGGTCCAGCTATGAAAAAAAATAAATAACTAGTGAATAGTATTTACTAAATATTTTTTGTGACCAAAAGGAAACGAGAAACACCGATACCTAGAACTACTAAAGGTAAAAGTGCTAACTACAGACCT